AATATAGTAAGCAAAATTGCAACCAATTTTTAGAAATAAGTCAGCATTTCGAGAATTAAGAGTAGTTTTGTTTTTATATTTTTATATTAATAAACGAAAGATTTTATACATGTTTATTAACATTAGAGTAGTTAAATGACTGATTTCAAGAAACTTGTGATGAGCTTTTTTGATCAATAAATGATAAATATAGTTCAGTGTGGTAAGGTATGGAAAAAATTTATAAATAGAACCCAAGAATTAGATTTTCTAAAAATATCATTAGCTAAAAGAATTTTGTTAGGTAGCATGTTAAGCTATGTGTTGCTTTAATTATATATAGCTGTAAAAAACGATGACACTGTTTAAAGATTAATACCACAGTACACTAGGATAAACAATTTAAGAAGGGGACATTAGATACAACCAAACCGCGATAGGGTGGTACAGTTAATAAATATCCATGGATTAGTTTAGTCAAAAAATTAAATGGCATAACAGCACCAGATAGAAATACATCAAACATAGTTGGTAATGGACACCATGAGATTACATAATAAGAGTTGCTTAAAACGCACACAATTTAATATGACGAACGTGTGAGTGCTATTGATTTAGCAATTCTTAGTTTCTAATGTAAGTGCCATAGCCATTAATCAATGACTGTAAAGAGGCCTTTATTATAAAGACCATTACAATAACCATTAGATACTATAGTTTTCGCATACACCAATTGTCCTATTAATGTTATGTCAGCAATTATCAAAAGATAAGGAGGAGCGAAAACGATTCCAGCGGTGGACATGATACATAGATTTAAATAATATTTACGAACAGATGTATCATTTATTAGCAGATTGAATACCAGTCAATCATTAATTGAAATAGAAGATTATTTTAAACATGTACATGAACAAGATCCACAGTAAGCAAAATTGTATAGAAGGAAGTATTAAAATATGATAGATTTAAGAGCAAATATGAAATGGGAATGTTTTGCAAAAACCCGAGAATGGGCGTTGAAAGATCTAGATTAAGATCTTATAAAAAAGCCACCACGTTTTATATTTAGTCCACCTGCGGTTGTAACTGTGATAGGTGGTACAGCTGCCTATTAAATGAAAAAAGATATGTAAGAGTCCTTCTCAGAAAACTTAGGCTTTTCAAAATCACCTGGAGAAATAACAGAAATGATTTGTAGAGCAGCATCGAGATATTAAAACCCTGTTTTTTATGGTCTAGACGGTTCAAGCTTTGATGCACACTAGCATATAAGTTTAGTCAGAGTTGTAGACCACGCGATTATTAAGCGCAATAGGTATTTAGATAGAGTAAACACATTAGATTTATTCATATACTAAGCAAAAAAGAATCTGCTATCACGATCTATTAAAGTACATTTACGATTACCTAAACCATATGAGAGAGCAACTATAAATGTAATTGGAACAATGTATTCAGGAAACTCGTTTACTACTGTTTGTAACACCATGAGATCTCTAGAATATGTCAATTTTATATTATATGAGAAGAAAATTGATGCACATATTATAGCTGCTGGAGATGACGTTTTATTAATATCGGATGAGCATAACTATTTAAAATTTGAAAAAAGTTGGCGAGAGTATTTTTCAGAAACTGGCACAGGAGAACATGGTTTAGGGCAATATGTCAAAGAAGTGAAGAGATATCCAATAAACACTTATGAATTTTTATCAAAATTTGGTGTTTACAATTACATAGAAGACCTATCGGGGTTATATAGACAGCATGAAAGAATGTTATTTATTCAAACTATGAGTGATTCAAAACAACCTTTAAGGATTTTGAAAGAAGCACTAGCGAATTCTATTTAAGCAGAAGCGGCTTTTTTAGATCATGGGAGAATTATTCTTGACAGGTTAAAGAAAGAAGGAGTGCACCCAACAGATAATTTACAATTGGTTTATAATATTTTAAAAGAAACTCATACACCATATTGGGCATAATAATTAATGAAAATGTATAAAGAGAAAGGCAAAAATATAGATTAACTCAACTATAACAGTTTTTTAATTTAGAATGGGATGTTAGCATAATATTTGTAGATCCTGTATAACACGAGAAGCACAGGGAAATTGGGTTTTTATACATCCTCACCTGATGCTAAGCTTGATATAGATTATTATTAATAATCTATTGATAGCATTTGTTAAGCCTAATTAGCTGAAACATCTCATACATCAATTCAAGAAAATAATACAAATTTCGGTAAAGACCATTGCCCAGATCTTCATACGTTGGAAAGGCACATCGGGCCAAATGCTGAGGAGAGCATTTGTCACCTTAAAGAAGCTCCTGCTGTCACGGTTTACGGACCAAAAAATAAGAAGTATGCTAATAAACCTAGGTATATTTAGTTATACAAGTAAGTTAAACTAGAGTTAAAAAATAAATACCCTTCTATTGAAGCATACTAGAATGCAGTTATTAAGAGAATAAAAGATATGGCGAAAGATGATAATCTTGACCATTAATTAGCTGCACAAAGGTTAGATATTAAAAAACTATTCCCAAGAAGAGGTTTAAAAAAGTAATCCTAGTAATATGAGAAACCAAAGCAAATAAAGCTAAACAAAGGGTAAAAATATTAAATAGTGATAGGAATGTAGAGTTTAACATTTAATAATAAAAAGAATAAAGGGAAGAGTAAAGTTTTTAATGCAGATTATTAGATGTAATATAACAAGAAAAACTCTGAGAGAACTACAAAAGAGAAATACTACGAATCAATGTTAAATCCATTTATAACAAACCCATGTAGAGCACCAAGTGATTTTTATTTAGCTACAGGTTTAATGGATTACAAATTTGAATATGATTGGACTCCTGGGGCAACTGTTGGAAAGATTATTATATTTCCATGGTTTCTCGGAGCTTAAGTTTATGCTAATTCACCATCATGGGCCAATTTTTACTCTACTGAGAGTACCATTAACTTTAAACCTACGGCCGTTATTGGATTGAACTACGTTAATCCACTAGCGGGGGGAGGTACGGTAGCAAGTAATCCAGCAAATTTATGGTCACCAAATGCATATACCACTGGAGGCCAGAGGTGGACATCTGCGAGAGTAGTAAGATGCGGATTAAGGATCATACCGACAGCAAATATAACTGTTAAACAAGGAGTTTTAACCGCTGGAGTTTTACCAGGAAAAGGACTACCTATGACCAATTTAGACAATTCATCTACCGGGAATGTCATATTTAATATACCTACACCTGAGGCTTTGAGACAATTGCCAACATCATATGAAGTTGCATTGGCAAATTTGGATTAAACAGGTACAGATATTGTTTGGTTACCATTGGACCCAGAAGATATGATATTTAAGAGTGGGTGGAATGGTTTTGCTGGATCAGTTTTAGCAAGTAATGCATCTCAAGATACATTAGACAACGCTACAAGAAGTCCTATAATCGCACTTTTAAATGGAATATCAACTACTGACACTTATAGGGTTGAAATAGTATACACTGCCGAATACATTCCGACCGCGCCATTTAGTGCTTGGACTGAGACAACATCATCACCACTAAATACTGATGTTATTAAGAATTTTTCTAAGAATGTTATGGCCAACATCGGACCTGCAATAAGTGGATTAATTGGACGAGAATTAGGTTCAATGTCCATAGGCCAAGTCATTGGTAAATACTTACCTATGATAATTTGATAGCTAATAAATAACGTTGGGTTTTATTAGTTATTTAAAAATGAGTGGGAGAGTGTTATCTGATTTATCCTAAAAAAAAAAAAAAAAAAAAAAAAAAAAAA